TTTTGTAATAGCCAGTATTGATAAAATCAGTCATGGCTAGACGGGCATCTGCGTTATCCGATAACGGAATAAGTTGCCCATCTGCACTATAGGTATTAGCAAGCTTGTACGCTAAATCCCTTATCTCTCCAAGGTTCATCTAATCACCACCTAAATATCCAAAATTAATACAGCACAACTCGTCCCGGTGGCATTAGAGATCACTGACAAATTGTTCTTCACCGAGAATTTTACTTGTAACAGAGTCCCGGCCGGAACGAGAAATCCGTTTGCTGCCGTTGCCGTCTCCGTTGGGTGAAAGTACAGGGGTTGCGCTCCTGTGTTGCTTATCATGCACGGTCTTCCGTTTACCGCTATGCTTTGAGCTGTCGCTATTAGAGTTCCTATCACCAGGACTTCTTTTGCTAATGGGCAATGTGCCATTTATGCTATCCCCCTTCAATTCTTCTCCTAGCCCTAAGCCCTTCGCGATGGGGTTTAGAGATTCGAGAAGTTGTGCGAGCAGTTCGTTTGTTTTGCGTGATTCAGTGCGGATATCGTAGAGTAGTTGACGTTCGGTTGTTGAGGTGTCGATTTGAGATTCTAGCATAAATTTTCCTTTCAAAAGAAAAGGGAGCCGTTAAGCCCCCTTAGATTACACGTACTGCATCGTGATCGAAATTGTGCCCAAGGCGTAAGAAGTTGCCGCGCCTGATTGAACCTTTAAACAAAGTGCATCCCCCGCCGCTAGTGTCCCGGCTGCGGTCGTTACTGCCGTTTTGGATACAGAAGTATTCGCTGTACTAGTTAGATCCCAACCAGTCGTGAACAGGTCATCTCCTGAGCCAGGTGCTTCTGCTGCCGTAAGTTTCTCAACAGTCAAAACTCCTGCTTGCCCTGCCACTGTCACATGTCTTTCATAGCCGCTTATGATTTTACAGGCTGCCGGAGCAATGAAGAATGTTTTCGCCACGTCTGCTGCCGCTACCTGCGGATAGGTTACAACAAATTTTTGGCCGGGTACGAATTGGCCAGTTGTTAGGGTTAGGGTTTTACTGGCCGGGATGGTTATGTTTCCGGTTGGGTCGATGACTAGGACTTCAGAACCATATGCGCCGACTGCATAGCCATTTCCAGAAGCTACCTTTTCGAAATTTGTGTAGTCCAATTTTATTCCTCCTTAAAAAGATAAGGCGAGTATTTCTACCCGCCAGTTAATTAAAATGCTGTTGCACCAGATAACCCAGGTGCAGAGCAGAGGATTGTTCTCCAGTTGTTAGGAGCAGCAGCATGTCTAGCTCTGGCGCGCCACACGTTGTTGTCAGTATTTTCATCAAACGTACTTCTTAGTGTTAATGGAATACGGTCAAGCCAAATCAGTGCTTGATAGGCATCGTTAAACGTGCTGTCCATGAGCATCCAACAGTCTCCACTCGTTCCGCTAATAGCCTCAAGATATGGGGAAAATACAATATTCCATCTTCCAAAATGTAAATTAGTGGCATTATTTGCAGTTGTTGGGTTATTCTCAGATCCGATTGCCTCAAATACCAACTTTTTAATAGCAGCCTTATCCGGGATAATTATCGTATCAGGGGTAACCGTGAGAATCTGACCGTTGTCATCCTTGAAATAGTGCATCTTTTCTTCCGCATAGGAAAGGTTGTCATAAGAGAAAGCACCCCCGTAAAGATTAGACTGAGCAGCAGTCCCTCCCGTGATGGACGGATGATCCGTGGCAAACATGGCCTTACCATCAGCACAACTAATATCGAAGTTCTTCCCTCCGAAATTCATAGTAGTGGCATTACCTACGCTCAAGAGTTTTGCAGCAAAAAGCTCACGAGTACGGTTATATGTCATCATGAATTGGTTGGTCTTGGACCGAACCTTTCCCATCTTGGAATCTTCAATCATTTCCTGAGTGATTGCGAATGAGTTTTTCCAAGTTTCAGGTTCAATTACCTTGGAGTATCCTTCCTGGAAGTCGGTTTCTGGATACTTTCCAGCCTCACCAACAGGCTTGAAGTCCCCCATTGATGTTTCGGTGGTGTACTTATTGGCAAAGTCCTTTGTTTCATCCTTGAAGAACACATGATCGATGATGGACATCTTTTGCCAAGCTTCCTCTTGTTCCTCCAAGATCATTCTAATCGGCTCCTGCGACTTCCCGAATGCGCTATCCATTACTCCACTTGTTTTGCTAATAATCATTGCTTTCACTCCTTAAATTTGCTCACAAAAATAGGACTCCTTACTCAAAGAAGTCCCTCGTTAATTCAGCCCCAACTTACCTCCGGAAATAACCTTTCACGTTAGATGTAGTAGTCGCCCCATCCGTTGCACTAATCTCAAAAACCCCACTGGAACTCGTTGCCGTTACCAGTAAACCGTCAGTATGCAACGTGACCTTCGTGCCAATAGCAGTAGCGGCCACTGTCGCCATACTTTGCGTAGAAAACTCAGTCGTTTCTTTTACCCTCACGACAGCCAAAGGAGTGACCGAAGTCGCCTCAGCCGTACGGTCACATACCGCGATAAATTCTGGAACACCCGTTGCGGCGCATTTCGTCAATCTTCCAGACGTTTGTGATAATGCCTCCCCCAATGTCGCCCCCTCGTTATCGGTTAAAAGGTAATACTCGAACGGGTCTTGATCCCCGCTAATACTTCCAACTCTTTTAAATGCACACATTAAAAATCACTCCTTATTTGTTTTGACTCTTTTTCCAGTGCTTCTTGTAATCGTCCATGCTCTTACCGGGATTAAGGGCTTTGTATTGAGCTAGAACATCATCCGGAATCCTCACCGTATCCCCTTCGACCCCCTTGCCATTCCCTCGAACATGATCCTTCGACTGAATGTTGTTCAACGTAGCTTGTTTAGCCGCCTCAATCTTCCTCGTCTCGATGTTCTTTCTCTCAACGACAAGATAAGCCTCATTCAGCGTCAACCCCGTACTGCCGTTCTTCCACTTACGCCACACATCGGGAGGGACATCGGCAACACCTTTGATCTCCGGGTACTCCTTCGTCAGCTCGTCAAATGAACCAACAAGAAAGTTGTCCTCTTGCGCCCGGATTGCAGCTTGTTTGAATTCCCTTGCCGCCTGAAGGTCTGGGTGCTCATCTACGAGCTTCTTAACCATGTCAGGGTCAATTCCCTTGGCGGCATATTCCTCTCGCCTTAGAGCTTCCTCGAATTGCGCCACGTTGTGGATGCCATGCGACTGACCATATTTCTCGGCCACATCAGCATCGGAGAATACTCCGTACTGCCCGAACTTCTTGGCGATCTGAATACCCCTTTGGTGTTGTGCCTCAACTTCTATCGCTCGACGTTCTGCTGCTTCAGCCTTACGTCTAAGTTCAGCGTAGGCTCTGTCTTGTTCAGGGGTTTGCTTGGGCTTGATATCTACCTCAACGTCTTTATCGGTCGTTCCTTCACTTTGGCCCGTAGACTCTGTGGAGTCCGTCGATGTCTCAGTCGAGGTATCCGTATCTGTGACTGTTTCTGCTGAACCCGTTTCTTGTGAGGAAGCGACTGCCCCACCTCCGCTATCTACCTCATCCATAAATGGACGTAAATTCAAATTGAATAAGTTGATTAACATAATCAGTCTCCTTTGCGTAAATCATGCGCCCACGTATTACGTTCATCAGGAGAACGACCCCTGCCCCAAATTGGGCAAAAGAAAAGGTATACCCATGGTAATTAGGTATACCTTGGCAAACCATTTACTAATGGAATACCTTATTTCCCTGAACGAAGGTCTTTACCTGTTGACTTCTTAGGCGCAGCATTCTTCTTGTCCATGTTCGTTGCCTTGATATACCCTGCACTGTTTTGAGGAATTTTCATTTTGTCTTTCATTGCCATCACCTCCTTAATAAAAATGGGTAAAAAATAAGAACCTTGCCGGTTCGTCAGTTGGCTATCCTGTTGATTCAACAAACTTCACCTTTGATTTGGGAATTTTGGCTACAGACGGATAAGAATTACTCCTCTCCCTCTGAGTGTGACAATAAATACCATCTTTATCGTGAGCAAAGGTAACTCCTGGATTACCAAAGCGCTGCTTAATTTCTTGGCGTTCTTTTGTGGTTATGGGTTGTTTAGAAACTTTAGCCATCAACTACCACCCAATTTTCAGCGAATAACTCAATCATTGTTTCCTTCCACGGTACTCTTCCAAAGCGACTCTCTACATAAAGGTAGGGTGCGGTCATCTTGCTGTGTTCATCGGGGTATTGTGCCATAATTACTACGTCAGTTTGCCATTGCGGTAATCTCATACCCATACCTTTTTTGGCTGCTTCAAGAGCCAATCCGAATGTCATACCATCAGTTGGCCGATAAGCTTCCTCGAATACATCCTTTGGTGACCAACTCTCATAGCCATCAGGGTAAACTACCTTGTATCCCGCAGTTCCCATAGCTCTAGCGTCCATTACATCTGTTTTTGTTTTGTAGGCTTCAAATCTTTCCTTCGTCATAGGTTCGGCCTCGATAATCTTAACGCCAATATACTTTTGCATAATTAACACTTCCCCTTCTTTATTCCGCTTTTCTTACCCTTCTTCGGCATGGACACACCAGGCATCGCCTTAGCTAACATAATGTCAATTTTGACGGTTGGCTTTTTCTTTGCGTCTTTTTTAGCCATTGCTTGTCGACAACCCCTCTCTCTTCAATCCCACTAAAGCCCTCGCAATAATATTAATTACTTGTTCTTCCAATTCTCCATCCTCCCCTTCGTGCTTAAATTTAGCAAAGAGTAGATGGAGCAATTCGTGTACCAAAGACGCTTCCATATCGTAATCAAAGTCGGTATTTCCCCAATCTATAGGGTCCATCTGCTTGACAATATCCTCAAGGCCACAAATGCGGTAATTTATATTCCCTTGAGATTGCTCTAAATCCATATCTTGAACCCTAACTATTTTTGCCACGATGTCCCATTGGTCAAGGGTGAGAACATCTTTCCAATACTTTAGTTTTTCTTGCTGTTCGGATTCGCCATAGGTGCATAATTGACGCTTGAAACTCATTGTTATCCACCCTGCCCTTGATTTTGCATTATCATTTGTATAATCTGAATCTTTTTGTCGTCAGGAGCGTCTTTAAACGCTTGTTGTTCTTCCTCTGACATATTGGCTAACGCATCTTGTACGACTTGTTGAACCTGCTCCTGTGGATTAGGTTGTTGTGGCTCCATAGGCTGTTCTGTGGCCTGTGGTGGCAGTTCTTGAGGTTGAGTAGGTTGTTGTGGCATTTGCAATAGCTGTCCCATCTGTTCTGGTTGTCCTCCTTGCGACTTAATTCCCATCTTGCCTAACATTTGAGATTGAGCGTCAGGCATTAAGTCCTCATAGTTGATGGATACCTTAGCTTCAGGTTGTGGCGGTGGTGCTTTCGCCTGTGCTTCCATCTGTTTATTGATGCTGTCGAGAATGACCTTTGCGTTAGGAAATTTCTGAGCTACTAATTGAGTCCATAGGACTACGGATGCCGGGCCGGGGTTGTATGCTCCATACTTCAGCATTTCTGTCGCCTGATTGAATAGCCACATTTTGTCTCGCGGTAATCCCATCCCTGCATCAGCCTGAAAGATGAAGTCAGTATTGTAGTAGAGCTCACCCGCTTTGTCCCTAACCAAGAAAGCGTACTTGTTGAAGTCGCCGAATGAATCCTGTCCGTTAGCATCTTTGGTCACAAAGGGTCGAAGCTCATCATAAAAAGCTAATTTAAACTCGAACATGATTTCGTGGAGTTGTTTAAACGCGGCGTATTTGTTTGACTCTTTTGAGCGAAGGCGACCGGATGCCTGCTGTACTTGAATTTGTTTTGCTAGGCCGGATACTGCGGTTGAATCTGATTTGCCTTGATATGAGTTTGTGATTCCGAGGGTGGATTGTGCCGCCTTGTATTGTTGTTGTGCGAAGGCTAAATCATCGCCAATGTTTGCAGTAAGGTTTTTTACGCCTAATGCCGCTAACTCCGCCTGAGTACCTCGAATGACTCCGTATAGCTCGTTGGAAAGATTGAAGCGATGTCCTTCTAATGCCGTTACCACAACAGAACCTCGCATAATCTTTTCTTCGATTGTGGAGATTACTTTTTTATAGGCATCCTGTTGATCACGGATAACATCGACATCGCTTTGCCCGCCGAATGCGAAGTTAAGGGGAATATTTTCGCGAATGATTAGGGGATAGCGAGTTGGGGTGAAGTAGGGAACTTTTGTGCCTACGGGTAGGACTTCGCCGGGTTGCCCATTAACCGAGGAAAGCGTTACCTCAGTTCCAAGTTCCTCAAACTCTTGAATTTTACCGTTGATTCTTCGAGCGTAAAAGTTTTCCATATCCTCTAAAATCTGATCCTCGCACCAAACAAGCTTTGAAACTTCGCCATCATCATTCTTGTACCAGCAGACTATCTCTGTCACCATGTCAGGATTGTTAGGCTGAGTGGTGTTACTGACTAGGCTAATGTTGGGGAATTGTTCGCCTACGTTTTCGAGATCCACATCGTAACGCTTTTTGATGTAGTTCTTTGTTACTGAACTCAAAATGAAAAAGTAGTCCATCTTCTGAAGATCAAATACTCCGGGTTGCGGAATAATTCGTTTAGGATGAATTGATTCTATCTCCAACTCACCACGGTATAGATGATGCTTAAAGTCAGGATTCCAACCTACTAACATTGCAGAGTAGCCCTGCACAGGGGTTATGCGCTCGTTAACATCATTGATGGCTGTCATGCCTAGTTCCGTTATGTCAGAGGTGAGGGAATCTTCGATCATCATGGCTTGTGCTTCATATCCGGGGAGCTTAGTTCGAACAGAGGGTTGTGGGATTGTGGAGTCAACACCTGTCTCAATGAACTCTAGGACTAAGTTGACTACGTTGTTGGCTTGCTTTCTTTTACCGCCCGTGTTTCGAGAGTTGATATTACCGTCC